AACATGGCGAAGTCAACCAGGTGTCGCTCGTCTGGCCACAACAACCTGACGAGGCAGGCGACACCCCAGCTGTGCGCCGCGTTGTTGTAGGGACGGACGTGGGGGACGAGGTGGGCGCGCTCCACCATCCCCGCCTCACGCACAGCCCGTATGCGGTCAAGAAGCTGCATCACGGGCAGCCTCCCGGTTCTCAATCCACATCCAACCAGCTGACCTCCAGTCGCTGGCTGCCACCTGCCCCATGATCTCAGAGGCAGCCGCAATATCCCCATCTCGGTAGGCACGGTGAGCCATTACCATGGGGCACGCAACCTTCCTGAGCCACTTGGACCTGAGCCCAACAGTAGCGGGGTTGTCCATGAACATCAGCAGGTCCTCGTCCCACTCTTGGTGGCCGTTCCAATCAGAGAACATCTCCATGGGCTTGACCCTGCCTGACTCATAGGGGTCAGGCACTGGGTTGAGGTCGTCGTAGGAGACAGCAGTGGACGGGTCTTCCTTGTAGCCCCAGGGCCAGTCCACACCTGACTTGTCGATGGTGTCGGTGTAGGCATGCATATTGTTGCTGACCTGGTGGTAGACGCCGATTGGAGCGCCAACCGCAGCGGCAAGGTACTCCTGAAGCACCGAGAAGTGGACCGCGTTGGCACCGTATGCGCCCCAGATCGCGTCATTGGAGCGGTTGTACACGGTGAGGTGCAACCGCCCGTCCGCGCCCACCGTAGGCAACGCCATGAGGTTGCACGGGATGTCTTTGCCTCCGTGATCAGCCGCCTGCTGGTCGCGGTTAGCCTCGTACATCTGAATGACCACACGGCGGTCGCTGGGGTCGTTGCGCAGACGTTCAGCAGCCCACAGCAGCTGGTCATTGTCGAACGCCATCCGCCACCTGTGGCCGTATGCCCCCGGTTGGGTCTTTCCCCCATCGTCGCTGAACTGGGCCATGCGCTTCACGAAGGGTGTCAGTGACTTCAGGTCGTTGCGACCAGCCAACATCCACAGGCTCTCGAACAAGTGGAAGAATGGATTGGCGTCACGAGCCTGGTTCATCAGCACCCGCTCTGTGGGATGCGTGTACGAGGTTGTCATGGGGCAGGGCAGCTCCAAAACCTTCTTGCCCCCTCGAACCTCGCGCTCCACACCGTTCTGGCGGATCATATTCGCGCCCATCCACAGTGCGTGGTTGACGTTCCTCACATCAAGTGAAATCATGCTTTCTCCAACTCTTTCTTTGAAGGGGGAAGTCCAAGGGCTGTGTTCAGCTCTTGGCGTGGAATAGACGGAAGCACGGCCTTGCGGTCACCGTCCACCAGGTAAGTCTTGGCGAACTCTTCAACCTCAGGCCAGACCTCAATCAACTTCTTGACGGTGGTGACGCTGTTCATCGCGTTCATCGCCGTGCGCTCGGCAGACCTGATCTCAGCCTCAAGCTCGTCTTTGCGGTCCACCAGCTTCACCCGCTCAACTGTGAGCTTGTGGTCCGGCTCATACTGTTTGAGCACACTGTCCACCATCTTGCGAGGTATGGGCAGCTTCTCTCCCTCGGTCACGAGCTTGGCTCCAGCGCTGGCAAACTCATTCGAGCGGCCCCAGCTCTCCAAACTGCCTGAGAGACGCACTTCTGTGTGCTCGCCACCGAACACAACCTTCACCCTCTCCGTCGTCGGCAGCCACCCGTCAGGCAACTTCTCAATGATCTTCAGACGGTCGCGACCCATGGCGTCACGGTACAGTCGGTGCGCGAAGTCCGCACAGTCGTCAATGACGTCTTGGGCACGCTCGTTGAAGGCCCGGTGCATGAGCTTCTTGCACAAGCTCTCGCGTATGTTGTTTGTCAGCCTGGTGGTAGCCATCACATGCTCCCCACTCTGAGCATGACGTACAGGCCGCCAACGATGAACGAGACTGAGATCACCCAGCCGATCCATTTCGCAGCCACACTCAGGGGTTTGTCGTGAACCTCCTGAGCCATCATGAGGCCAATGATTGCGAGCGCAATGCCGCAGATTGCTTGCCAAGCCATAGTCAGCTTCCTCTTCCTTGTACGAAGAGTGCGCGTGGACGCCCCTCCCCATTTGCGGCTCTGAGCCACTTGTCAGTTTCACAAAGCGAGTGCTCCACGTCTCGCATCTCAAGTGCCGGCACCCAAGGGGCAAGCACGCCGTCCTGGCGGCTCTCCGACAGCAGGGCCTGCATCTCGTCGCAAGCCTGATCCTGGCTGATCGTCTTGTTCAGAGGGCGTCCGTGTATGCGGTTCAACCCTCGCCTCGCACCCGGTCCAGCGTTGGCCCAGGTATGGATGTCTGGGGCGCGCTCCAGGTACCGGGTGTGGCGCATGTCCGTCACCACCTCGTATGCCATGAAATGACCCCAGCCGATGTACCGCTGCTCAAGGAACAACTCGTGAGTGTCCTGAAGCGTCAGCATCTGGTTGTCTGGGTCATCGGTCGTCAGGTAGGCCTGCCAGTCAGCACGGTCATCCCAGAGCCTGCCAATTACAACCTCTGCGATGTAGCGATGCTTGGTCCAGCTGTACCATTCACGACGCTTGTCATTCTCAGCGCGTATCATGTACGCCCCGGTGTAGACCTTATGCCCAAGGGCAGCGCGGCGCTCCAGACCCTCGGTCAGCACGGTTGGGTGCCACCAGTCGTCAGGGTTGTCCGCAATCAGGGCCGCCAGAGTGGGGGGCCAGTTGATGTACCTCGCGATGGCGAGCATGATCCAAAGGTCAGGGTGCTCAGCGTAAGGCTCGCGGATATTCTCGCGCACCCAGACAGTCACCCGGTCCAGCTCACGAAACACGTTGCAGAAGCGAAACTTGTTCATGACCTCATCGTGGGTGAAGGGGCAACCCTCCTCAGACAGTGCGAGGTGGTATGGGTCGCTCTCCTCCAAGTCGCACCCGTCAGGCGCGAACACGTTCTCAGGCTCAACACCCTCGCGCAGGGCCTTGCGGATGTATATTGCGTGACGCTCGTTGATCCAAGCCCAGAGGGGATTGTCCTTCATGACCTCTGCCTCTCAAGTTGGCGGCAGGAGGCTGCTCCGGTCAGAACCTCGCGCAGCTGCGCCTCAGCTTGCCCGTAGTGGAGCGTCATGGTTGGTATGCCGGCAGCCTCAAACTTGGTGCGGGTGCGGTTGATTGACTGGTACTTGTCCCTGACCAAATCCTCCTTGATGGGGCGAACCTTGCCTGCCCTCTCCTGACGGTCAGCGATATTGGCCAGACACTGGGTGACCGGAGTGTCCATGTAGCCAATCAGAACGTCGTGGCCAGCTGTATGCATTCCCTTCAGGAACTCAAGCCACGATCCTGAGACGGTTGCCGCCAGGACGCCCTCGCACAGAACGTGATCGAACTCCTGAGCCGCGTGAGCGACTGCTGCCTGCTGCGTGGCGAAGTTGGGTACAGTGTCCATGCCGCCCTGAGCTGGAACGTATGACCCAACAGAGCAGATCATGCCGATGCCGGGCAAGCCCGCCCAGTGGCCTGGGACAAGTTTCTTCCGCAGCTCGCAGCGCCCGTCCCCCTGGAAAGCTCTCGCCAGCGTCGTCTTCCCAGAACCGTTCGTCCCTCGTATGTTGATGATCATGCGTTGCCCTCCAGAGGCTCGTGCTCAGCTTTGAAGAGGTGTGTGAATGACTCATACTCCTCACGCGTCATTGTGACCCCGCCTAGCTTCGCGTAAGTTGCTCCAGGCGAGCTGGACGAGAACAACCGGACGTACACGTGCGTGCCTGCCGTTCTCGCCTTGGTCTTGAAGACAGGCATTAGCTCAACTCGCCCATGAAGTCTTTGCGTGCTACCTCTTCATTCCTGAATGTCGTGGACCTTGCGGTCCTGCCACACGATCCAAGGGCGAAGGCCTGGAGGGGCCTCAGCCCAAGCCTCGTTCAGCTCATCGACAGCGTTGAAGAAACGCTCAACAGGCGGTTGCAGTCCAATCTTCGGTTTCCTCTGAAACCAGGTCCAAAATTTCAAGTTCATCGGTCAGCTCCTCCATTTCTAGTCAGTCCAGATTATCCCCGGTTAACCGTCACGTCAACCGGAACTCGTTGGGTAGCAATCCATAAGGTCGTAGCCCATCCACTCTTGGAGGCCAGCCCGGTGCTCGCGGGTGTCCTGACCCAGCTCGTACCGTTTGGACTTCCACTTACAGAGAACTGTCTCCACCTCCTGCACGTTAACCTTTCGGTTGTAGCCTGAGTGCGAGGGAGGAGCCTCCATGTCGCTGAGCTGGTCGATCATATGTTCAACAGCTGCCTGAGGCTCCATGCCCCACAACTCGCCAGCCATGGCAGCGCCCTTGGCTGGGTCACGGTACATTGAACATACGTCAATCGGGAAGGCGACGTGGTGACCAAGAACGCGCTCCAACATGTCTGCTGCCTTGAAGGCAATCCAGTCGCCAAACAGGTAATGCTCTCCCATCAGTTTGGTGACGCCCTTCAACGTCTCAGCCTCGCAGAGCCTCCACACCATGTCCTCAGGCCTGTCCCCATATGTCAGTATGAGCCTGTTGACGCTCTCAACGCACTTATCGCCCCTCCAGTGGCGGCGCTCTGCAGCCCTGGGCCACCTCTGCCCAACAGGACACTTGACATTCAGGGCAGCGTTATGAAGCAGCTCCCAAAAGTGAGTCCCGGTCTGGTGGCTGATGTGCCAGCTCGCCCCCACGTGCAACACCAGTACGCCACCATGAACCGCCTCAGGCGGTCGCCATCACCCTCGCGCTCATTCCACTTTACCAGGCCCGTGTACAACGGGTCGTGGTCGTGCGTCTCGATCAACTTCCGCCCCCAGACGAGCGGGTCACCCTTGCTGTTCATCTGTATCTCCATTTCTCACCAGCCCATGTGGCCAGCACCTCCTGAGTCACCATGAAGCGGGCACTCATGCACCCACTCGTCGTCCCCATCCTGGTACACCTTCCAGCCGTGTTCCTGCCTGAGCATCTTCACTGCCGCAGCGAAGTTGTCTGTGTCCAGCTCCTCCGTCTGGTGACATCCCTCGCGGTCGCAGGTGGCCTCCATGCCGTCAAAGCCGTTTCGCTCAATCACTGAACAGGCTCCATACGTCAACATCAGTCTCAACCCGCGATGCCTGGATGCCGTGTTGGGCAAACTGTTTGATCTCGCGGTACTGACTCATCATGGTCTTGTGTCCAGAGTGTATCTCCTTGCCGCTGATCTGACGGCCTCCATTCCGGCTCATCACCCGGCGGATACACTCCTCAGGCTCAGTGTCCAGCCAGACCCATCTCCAGTTGCCTGGGTGCTTGCTTACAAAGTCGAACCATCTGGTCTTGCTCTTGCTGAGCATTAGACCCTCAAACAGGTGGTGGCTGTCTGGATACAGACCCATGCCCCAGCTGATGCTGTCCTCGACAATCTGGATGTCCTTCTCAGTGTCGCACCCTCCCTGGGCAACGTCGTACCGACCGTGGACGATGACCTGCCCAACAGGGGTGTCGCAGAGGTGAAGGGGCCACCCGGCCCTCTTAGAGCCGAACTTGTTGACGTAGGGTTCCCCCATCACCACTTCAGTCTCGTGCTCCAGCACCCGGCGGGCAATGGTGGTCTTGCCTGACCCAGAAGGGCCGCGAAGGTTCACGCGGTACGGGGTCATGGCGTTGCCTCTCGGTCATAGGCACTGAACTTGAAGTCCTTGAGGCGGTTGCTCTTGGCCGCTCCAAACAGCAGCGAGCCGCAAGCTCCCCTGCCGTCCTCTGACCCGTCCGCACAGCTCAGACAACCCGATGGAGGACACTCAGCAACCTCGCTGAACGGCACGGAGGTGTCAAGCCTCGTGAACATCGGCACCCGCTGACCGTGACACTGGTCGGAAGTCATGAAGTCAGGCCCGATGGAGCGGGTCTTCTTGCTGAGCAACTTGCCGTCCGCGTTCCGGTCAGTGTACTGGTACTCATAGCAGGTCGAGTAGGTCATCCCAACCTTGGTGGCGTAGGGCTGAAGCTCGCGGTGAGCCTCCATGCGCCATTCCTCGTCAACACACTTCTGTCCACCCATGTTGTCCGTGAACAGGCTTTCAAAGAACCCGCCCCGGTTGTCGCCAAAACGCTGCTTCAGGCGCTCAATCATGACCTTGGACCAGGCGTAGCCGCTCTCGACAAACTTGACGATCACGTGATTGTTGCCAACCTCAGCGAGCATGTCAAACAGCTGCTTGATCTCGTCAATCGACGTGACGCCAGGAACAATCGGGTTGACCTGTATGCTCGTGTAGATGCCCTGACGCCTCAGCTCGCCAACCTGCTCTATGTGGTCCAGCAGAGGCATTGCACCGGGGCTGAGCTTCTTCCAGTCCTCAGGGTCGCAGGTGTTGAGGCTCTTCTGGGCATAACTGTATGGGTTCTTCTTCAGAAGGTCGAATGCCCAATCAGGGTAGCTCAGTCGCGACAGGAAGAACACGGGCAGGCCCCGGTCAGTGAAGGCTGTCGCACCCTGTTGCGTGTTGCCGTAAACGCCCTCAAGGGGAAGGAAGGGGTCAGTGAAGCTGCTGAAGTAACCAGCTGAAGCAGTCTTCATCTTGTCGAGCTGGGAAGCAACGTGTCCGCCATAGTCCATAGGCACTGTGATGAGGCCACTGCCTCGGTATCCCTTGACGCCGCTGTTGATGTAGCAGAACGCGCAGCCCACTGTGCAGTAGCCGCCATAAGGCTCAGTGAGGATGGCATCGCTCATGCAAGGCCGCTCGCGGGACTGAGCAGTGGCCTCGCCTTTGGACT